AAGTTTTTCAGAAAATTAATAAAAAAATATTATTTGTTATTAATTAAATAAGACCATTACCAAGCCAATTTATTCTTCATCAAGCGCATTATCATTCACATTATCGTCAGGCTTTAATTCCCAGCCAATTATAGCGTCCCAATCTAAGCGAGTTTTGTTCCAATAGGTTTTGCGTAGTTTCAAGAACTTTTGTAAGAACAAGTTAGTTGTGATTTTCTCCACAAAGTGTTTGCGTGTTAATTTACGCTGTTCTGTTTTTGGTAATCTCATAAAGTATGGACTACTGCTGAACTTTTCATATATATCAGATACTGGTATTGGCTGACTTGTTAAATAGGCCTCACTTGCTACTGGCTGGTATAATTCTTCAAACCACGAGTAAATCCCGTCGGAGGCAGCAAATAAGGATACTACTTTTGATTTACATTTTGCGGGCATAGCGTTTAAAGCGTATCCATTTTCTTTGAACGTTTTGAAGTAGTTACATAGTATCATAAATAAGGCTTGTCTATGTTTTGTTTTAAACTCGGTTGTTTTGTATTCAGGTTTTTTAATGGTGTATTTACCACACGCTTTATCGTCTTCGTCCAGCTTGTCATAATCGCATTTATCAAGCGCGATAGTTTCAAAAACGGAAGCTCTTACTCGGCGATTGACGGCTTGATTTACCTCGTCAAAATCGGGGACATCGTTTGCCTCACAAACTAACGAGCAGACTAAATCAATTCCGACTTGGTTTGAATGTAATAAACGCACTGGCAGGGTTTCATTCCCAGTTATGCTCTTGATTGCCGAGCAACTAAACTTCTTTTTACTGTCGGGCTCACTTGTTAAGGCAAAACGCACTCCATTTAGTCTGGCTAATTCTGCGTTAGGTCCGTCTTTGATTTCCTTTGTAAAACAAATGCTTGGCACTTCGTAACCGTAATCTCCGATAGTTGTCATCATAAGCCCGTTAATCATTGACTTTCCGTTACCACCGACACCAGTAGCAATCATAAACTCCTCCATATGTATGCCTGATAATCCGGTGGCTAAAAATGTTAGATAATATTCCTTGATTTCTTTGTTGGGGAATACGCTGTCAATAACTTTGGTTAAATCTGTTTTGTATTTTGTGTCGTAATTATCGTCATAATCGTATCCGCAACTTTTTGAAATGTATTGACTGGGTTCTGGTTCAATAAAACATTGATTTTCCAAATCATAAATCTTGTTGTTAAAAGCGAACAAATGTTTGTCCGAGTCAAACTTGATATTGTTGTTTGTGGAGAAGTCAATAATGTCGCTGATGTATCCTTTGCGACATCCTGAGTTTCTCATATTAAAATTAACATTTTTTAAATATTTGGATACATCTTTTATTTTGTCATTAAGCAACTCGGATTCCTCTTTGCTGGAGTTTTTTAACATCTCAATTAATGCGGTCATTCGGATATTTCCATACTCAATCAAATCCTTGTAAAATACCTTGTCTATAAAACGCACTAATTCGCTGTTTTTGTCGTCACATTTTTCCCAGCGTATTCCATTATATATATATGCTACTCCGTCACAAGCACAAATGAAGTCGCCGTATAGATTTTTGAAATAATCTGCTGTAGCGCCAGTATAGCATAAGTTATAAATCATATCTACTTCATAATGCTCTGTGTTCCATATTTTGCTGATTTTTTTATACAGCTTTTCGTCGTATTTTTTGAAAATCCAATAAATGGTTCCAAAGCCACATTTACCGTTATTATTTTTTAGTAATGACTCGTATTTATCGTCATATTCCTTTTTGGCTTGGCTCCAAGGTTGAGACGTGTATTTTTCGGCAAATATTTGAAATAGTGGTAGCCCTTCTATTCCGAACTCCTTGGCGATGGAGTAACCGATTTTTACAATGTCCTCGTGACATTTACAGCACTTGTCAAAGCCGTTCTCCATAAAGAATATAATTTTCTTTTGGTTATTCGTATGGTTGTTTTGTTTGAGTTCCTCCAATTTTTGATACACGGTTTTCGTGTTGGTTTTTGATTTTGGTTTGTCGTCATCGCTTTCACTGGTTGTGTCGCTGTCATCAATTGGGTCGTCTGGTATTTCCATTGCGTCCTCTGGTATAAACGCACTAATAACAGATTGTTGGAATGTGCCAAACTCAATCTTGGATGGTCTGTTTTCACAAGCCAGTATTTCTCCTGTCATTTTGTTATCGTGTGTCTTGTCCGCATAAGCACTGCGTATCTTGCGCTTTTTATTATACACAGACTCATCAAATAGTGTAAATCCTTCTTTGTTACCATTTACATATTTAAGCTGTCCCAGTTCATAAAAATCGCTGACTTTTTCCGAGCAGTCGTTTTTATTTAAAATGTGTTTGTTTATTTCTTGGTTCATTTCTATAACGATGGATTTTAATTTTGGTTTTGAAACGACATAATTCCAAACAATAATATGAACTGATGTAATCCATCCTATTTTACCATTTTTAAAGTTCGCATATTCAGGGCTGGACTGATTTTTGAAGCAGTATTCCGCATTGGGGAACCGTTTCTCAATAAACTTCAAACCATATTGAATAACTTCAGCCCAGCAGTCAATATATTCCACACCATCTACGCAGTCACTGGGTTTAATTTCAATATCAAAATAAGCCTTGACTTTTCTATCGTCTGGTATAGCTTCAAAGCAGTTATAAGTTTGGCACGTATTCTCGTAAGCTTCTGGGTCGCACGTTTCGCAAAAATTAACATCTCCTTCAACTCCTCGGGTATATTGTATGGCGTTCATATTTATATATATACTTAAGATATTCTTTTTAAATAGTTTTTCCTTAATATTTGTAATTTGTATTTTTAAGTAATTGATTTCAATTTTATAATTTAATAAAAATCAATTTTGTAGTTTCCTTAAATGACATTAATCACACCATCACGCTCTAACCTTTTTTGTATTCTATTTTGTTTTGCTTTCACACGTTGGGTTGCTAAATATTCGGCGTATTTGTCGGCGTCCATTTTCAACTGTTCGCGCCACTGTTTTGCCACTTCTCTTAATTTGTCACGGTTCTTAGTCTGGTATTTCTGAACTGCTTTTTTAACATTGGCATAATGCTTTTCGGCAGGAGTTATTTCAATTGAGAAGTCCATCTATATATATATACTTACATAATTCTTTTTAAATGGTTTAATAAAAATAATATATTGCTTAATATATAATTAATGAACTTTGTTTTAAAAATGCGCCATTTCTTTATTATTGCCGTCTGTAAGATTTTAAAATGGAACATAGAATGCCTTATGATTGTGAAGCAAGGAGAGAAAGTGATTGTGGAAACCATTATATGGAAAGGAAATGAGATTATTGGGGAATATACATTCATTTAGTTTCGGGAACACAGTTTGGCACTTTGCGTCCATGCTTCATCTTCATTCCGATTTGCTCGTAACCATCCCAACAAACATTTTGGTCTTCCTTATAAACCAAAATTAAACTGACAACTTCGTTTAGACGCTTGGTGACATACTTGGTGAAACCTTTACGACGTAAATAATTTGGGTCCAATTGCCTGAACCTGTATTGCGTATCTGTTTCATCTATTTTTTTGACTTTGTCTTTGTGACTGACTACCCAGTCAATAGCCTCCTGTAAGCCAATTTTGTCCTTATCAAATACAATGCTTTGAACCCGATAGTCGCTATCCATATATAAATATAATATTATTTTAAGGTTTTGAAAAATCCGCGGGTTTTAAATAATCGGTAAAGTTGTGCCTGAACTTCTTCTCTGGGTCACTCTCATCATTGTCAATCAGCAAAAAGTTAAACTTGTCTTTGGTAGCATACTCATACATATTTAATAATTGCTCTTTGGATACGCCTACACTGAACTCGCTTAACATCAGATTTAATGATTTCTTGTTTCCTGCTTTTAAAACTACAAAATAATTGCTATTCTGTCTTACCACAATTGGTATTCTATAAAAGTGCTGTGCCAAATACATAATCGTCACATTTTTTTTACGGCACATCATAAAATATTCACATACCTTCTCCTGATTTTTTGCCATCATCAAATCGTCAATGACAATCAAGTGATTTACATCCTTGTCAAACTTATTTAAGTCAGGCAGGTTATGTAGTCCTTCTTCTACAGTCACACCCTTGGTTTCTAACCACTCGTATAAAGGCTCTGATTTGTCCTTTGTCAGCACTAAAATGTCTGCGAATGTGCCCTTGCCAGCACACATATGGTTTAAGAAATTACATACAAAGTTGGTTTTTCCAGTGCCAGATGGTGCGGATACCACAATACGGGCGGGGAGTTTAATGTTGTGTGTCTTAAAGTTAGGGTTGTCGCTCTTAACTAAATATTCCTTGGGTATCTTCTCATACATATTAACAATTGACATAATTATACATATGTATATATTAAAAATTGGTTAAAGTTAATCAAAAATTAAAATGTTGTTTTATATAAATGGCAAGTTATGAACCACCAGTAGCAGACTATCCAATATTTGATAGTTTGGTTTTTCAATCTCCAAACTCAGCATCACTCACAATAGCAGAAGGAGACCTCCGTTATTTAGCAAGGCAGAATGTAGCTACAAGTATTGCTACAACAACCCAATTTAGCGGGGATGTAAGTGTAGGCAACTCCATCCTTGATTATACATCAGGACAAGGACTTTACATAAGAGGCACTGCCAATGGCGAGTCTATGTATATGAATGTATTGAGTGCGGGAGGAGTTACAAAACAAAAAATAGAATTAAATCCAGGACATTTACACTTATACGATGTTGTCCGATTTACAGACCCAACATCTCTCGCATATACAACTATCAACCAAACCTCCTCTACCAACTGTGACATAAGTAATACACTAACCCCTTCATCTACTATTAACTTAATAACAAAAACCAGTGGAGGGTCAAATATCACACCTCTTTCTTTATCCAGCACAACCAGCACATTCAATTTGCCAATTACAATTGGTTATACGGTTACGGCGAATACACAATTGGGTTTTACTGGCACGGTAGTAGGGGTCGGAACTGCTTCCCTGACAAACAACACCATAGTAACAGTAGTATCGGCACCAAGTGTAACATTAGCAGCAGGAACATATCTTATTTTGTTATGTGGAAATAATACCATATCAGCAGCAGGGGGTAATTTACAAACGTATGAGTTGGGTCTATCAACTGTAACCAATTCTTTTACAGGGGGATTTCAAGAGTTCGCACTTGCTACAACAACTGTCCCTGCTATAACAGGAAGAATAGTGGGAAGAGTTCAAAGGGTATTTACTGTCGCATCAACTACAACCTTTTTTTTCGTCCATAGGATGGTTTATTCAGGGTTTGCTGTAACACAACAAGGAGCAGATAGTCGTTTCCAATATACACGTATCGCATAAAAATATATCCAACTATATAAATGGCAGATGCCACACTCATATATGGATTGGCAACTCTTGGAACAGGAGTTTTAGGACTATCAATTAGATACTGCTTCAAATCAAAATGTGAAGACGTCTCATTATGCTTTGGTTTAATTAAGATACATAGGGATACGGAAAGTGAGGTGAAAGCGGAAGAGATGGAATTGAGCCGCCCAAAAATGGAAAATGTAAAAAGCGAGAACAATTTAGGAGTTGTTTAATTTCCAGTTATAAAGAATTAATATCTCATTGTATGTATATAATGGAAGCACCCAAGATGCGAATGTTGAGTATAAAGAAGTTGTCCCCCGCAGTGATGTCAAGAATCCGAAACGGACACAAGGTGAGATTAATGAAAGGCGAAGGAACCCAGCTTGTAGTCCAGGATAACCAGTGGGACTCAATTAACCGAGCATTTATGAAAGATAAAGGCGTTCAAATATCTTTGTCCCCTGCTGAGGTAGAAGCCAATAGAACAGTGGAAGGTGAGGGCATCTTTGGTAAGAAGTTTGACAAGGCTTTAAAGAAGGCTGGTGTGAAAAAGATTGCTTACAAGATGGGTGCGGTTGTGAAACCCTTAGTGGATGAAGCAATTGATAAAGGTGCGATGGCCGCAACAATATTTGCTCCTCAGTTGGCTCCTGCTATTGAGGCAGCCCAAGCAACAGCCAAGCAATATTTGGATAAGCCCCAGTCGCTACAAGGTAAGAAAGGTGTAGCAGAATTGAAAAAGCGTGCCTTGAAAGCAGGATTGGATGTAGCTGCCCCTCTTGCTGCCGCCCAAGGATTTGATATTAACGAGCTCAAATCAATGATGGAGTCAGGTTCAAATGTTCCAATGTCAAAGCGTGAGATGATGGCAAAGGGTGAGGATGCTATATTATCCAAGCTACAAGAAATGGTAGATAAACGTCGCACTACAAAATCCGCACCAAGCACAGATTTGTATTCTCAGTTTGATACAGATGGTATTATTGGTAATGGTATGAAACGACATAAAATGGTGAAGGGTGGTAAGATGTGTCCTATGTGTTCTGGTATGGGTCTATATGCTGGCTCGGCATCGGGTCGTGGTGTTGGTTCTATTGGAGCGCCAGTGCGTGATACAGGTAAGAAGTTTGTCTCCTTATCAAAGAAGTTAATGGGTGGGGAGCTACAAGCTTTACAAAGTCAGGCAGCAGATGCCAACTTTGCGTTCAGATACACCCTACCCCCTGCTTACCAGCGTTAAGTGGGGTGCGTATATATATAAATATGCTCGCGGGCATTAAATGAACGTTAAGAATGGGCTTAAATTATAATGTATTATATGAAAGTTAAGGCTTTCATATCATATTATGACATAAAACGCTATCAAACGCTGAATAAAAATATTTTTATTCATCAACTGCTATGAGTTTCAATAAAAAAAGCATATTTAATGCTTAATTATTGATTAATAATACGAATATTAACACATAAACTACTTATTTTATATTAAATCTACATCTACAGCTTAATTATTATTTAAAACTACACTTAAACTTACATTCATACGAACAACGCTCTTCTCCAAATCCGCAATCATAGTCAAATTGGTTATAACAAGTTCGGCATAGTAATTCTCCATTTTCTTTTGCGTCTCGCATCCTTACGCCTTGTATTGCTTCGCATAATAGTTTGTGTCTTTTCCAATCGGCTTTTTGGCACTCCGCTCCACAATACCACGCAGATTTACAACCAGCACATTTTTTTAAAACTTTTTGTGATTTTTGTGTTTTATTTTTTCGTTTAACACATTCTGTGCCACAAGTAAAGCATGGAACTTCCGTTGCTTTATAACCTGCTCCTCGTGCTATTCTTACTCCAAACATATTTAGTTCTCTCCATAACTTATTTTTTAATTTTGGATTTAATTTACATATTACTTCTGTGACTTTTGTCAAACGTTCTGACAATATTGTGACTTCTTCTTCGTCTGGATATTTGGTGGTTAGTTCTACAAACTTGTTTCGCAAATAAGTCATAAAACTGCGTCTGAATATTTCTCCATCTGATAACATTAGGTCTCCATCTGGTGTTCTGGATATTCCTTCGCTCGCAATAATATGACCTGTGTTTAATTCAATAAACTTGGTGTATTTAATTTCGCTCATCATTTTTACTTTATAGTGTATCTCTTTATCGTCTTACCTTAATCCATAAGACGAAAAAATATTTCAATTTTTTTCTTTTCTATAACAAAATTGAGTTATTGAAAAATTATTTTTATTTGGACGGGTGGGTATTTATATAAATACCGACGCCACCTTTTGTGCCTCATATCTCTTTTTACATTTCTCCAATATGCGTTCCTTATTGTCTTCATAGTATTTTCGTTTATGTTCTTTGTTCTGCTCGTAATACTCTTTTGCTCTTTTTAATCTGGCTTCTCTATTCTCAATATAATTCTTGTGTGCTTCTTCCTTAATCTGGTCTTTGGTAACGTGTGCTTTCTTCAAACCCATATTATCACCACACTCTACTTTCCAATATTGCTCTCTCTCTTCTAATTCACGTTTATTGTTACACGGAAACTCCTCTACAATTACCACTTCAAAGTTCGTCCAGTCTCCATTTACTCTCATAAACTCATACAAAGGCAGTTTATATCTTGGCGAATTAACATTAAAATAATCTGATTTATGATGTGACAATCTCATACGATAGTTACACGTTGAACCCACATACACAAACGATATATTTGTATCCTTACAGATAATCTTATACACAACAGCACAACTATAATCCTTATTCATTTTCGTTAAACAGTCAAACATTTTTACTTATAGTAAGAAAATATTAAAAAATTAAATTATATAACGCAAACTTAATAAAATCAAAAATTAAAATATCGCTTAATATTATAAAATGGATTTGAAATCAGAAATAAAAAAGGCACGTCCTACATTAAGCGATAGTTCTATAGTCACTTATAATAGCATTTTGAAAAATCTACATTCAAAAGTGTTTGGGACGAAAGAAGTGGATTTAGACAACTTTGAAAAAACAGACAAAGTGCTAAAGTATTTGGAAGATTTAGAACCCAACAAACGAAAAACTGTTTTGTCTGCTTTAGTTGTTATTAGTAAAGACCAAAAACCATATCGCACTCTGATGCTTTCTGACATTAAGGACTACAACCAAGAGATTGGCGAGCAGGAGAAGAGCGAAACCCAAAAAGAAAATTGGATTGAGGAGGGACAAGTCCAAGACGTTTTTACTCGTCTTCAAAAAGAAGCAAACCATTTATACAAAATGGAAACCCTGACGATAAATGAGTTACAAAAAATACAGAACTTTGTTATTGTTGCTCTTTTTCATTTGACACCTCCAAGGCGAGCAAAAGATTATTGTGATTTCAAAATCAAGAACATAACTGATAAGGACAACTTTTTTGATGAGAAGAGTTCTGAGCTTGTGTTTTCTTCCTATAAGACCGCCAAGTTCTACGGCGTCCAGCGTGTCAAGATTGATAAACCTTTGAAAGTCATTTTGAAGAAATGGATTTCCCACAACCCAAGTGAATACCTTTTATTTGACACAAACTTAAAAAAGCTCACTCCTGTCAAACTGAACCAGCGTCTCAATAAAATATTTGGTTCCGAAAAAGGTTGCTCGGTAAATCAATTGAGACACTCCTTTTTAACAAACAAATATGGCGACACTATTGCGACCAAGAAGGCTATGGAGAAGGATATGAAAGAAATGGGAACCTCCGTAGCACAAGCAACAACCTACATTAAGAAGGAATAAGCATAAAAAAGTAATCTGGTAATATATTAAATGGCATATATTATCAGAGATTGGACTAAGAAGCAAGCAGACAAATTGGGCTTACAGGTCTTCCCAGCTCAAAATAACAAAAACAAAATTGAAGTTTATGACGAAAATGGTCTATACTTGGGAAGTGTAGGCGCATTGGGGTCAGGAGACTACGCTCAGTATTTATATATGGAGCAACAGGGTCAGCTTGATAAAGGCTATGCGGATGAGCGCAGACGGTTATACCATTTGAGACACCGTATGGAAAAAGGATGGAACGAACCATTGACGCGCAGTTGGTTGGCTAAGAAATTACTTTGGTAGGTCATTTCATATTTATATAAATATGCTTCCCTCTCATAACAACTTTCTTTGTGAGACCCGTGCCGAATAAATTGCCTGGAGGTGGCATATCCTCTTCATCATTATCATAACGCTTTGCTGGAGCTTCATATCCGCCTTGTTTTCTTTTCTTTATTTCCCTTGGTTTTAAAAACTGTTCCCTTCTTGTGAGACGTGCTAAATCACGACGCTCCCTTATTTTTTTAAATAATGCTGGTTGTTGTGCTGGATTAATACTACGCAATCTATTATCCATTAATTCTGCCGTTTGTAGCAGAGCACCTTCTCCCATTTGGAATACAATGTGAAAAAACTCAGCGTGAGGCATATCATCTGGTAGGGCAAGTATCATCTGGGTTATGTCATCCATATTGCTATATATATATAAATACATTATTTTTTATAACTGCTCTTACACTTTGGGTCTTTAAGGGCTTCCCCATATTTCATTCCATGCTTGGAAGCATATGCTTTCACGTGTTGAACCCATTTGTTGCCTGTGCCTTTCATACCTGTTCCTTGACTATAACTTGAAAATGAAGGCATCTCTCCTGTAAAAAACCTTTGCCTTTTTGCCTCGTTATAAATATCTTTTTGATTGGGTGGTTCATCATCTTCATCGTCTTCATCATCTTCATCATCTTTACGCTTTGGTTGTCTCGGAGGAGGAGACGGCTCACGACGAAATCGTCTTAAATACTGGTCTAACAGCTCTCTTCTACGCTCTACGATTGCGCCAGGAAGAAGGCTTTGTAGTGCTCGGTCTATATTTCGTAACTCTTGAAATGTAGAGTTTTCTAAAACATTAATAAACACGTTCTCGGGCATTGTTAATAGACGATTTGTTGCCATTATGTAATATATGATAATACTTTATTTTATGGCAACCCTCGCATTTTTACTTCCACCGAGGATTTCATTACATTATCATCATCCTGAGATGCTTTGTCTTCCGCAAACACATTTATCTCACGACGATGCTTTGGGTTCTTTGCTTGGAAAAACTGCGACAACACCCATTCATTTTTTTTCCACTCCTTGCTAACATTCAAGTCATCAAACAGGTCAATAAAGGTTTCTCCATCTTGATACAAGTTCCCAGTTCTAAAACCAGAGCAACTAACAAAATATAAAAATGCCAAGCAATAGAACCCACAGCAGTCTGCCATCAAACTTTGAATATCCTTTGTAAAGTAGGGCAGGTAATGTGGTTTCACAAACTTCTTTACATCTTCTGCGGGAGGAGCGCCAAAGCTATCAAAATACAAAGGTTGAATACGACCATCTTTCGTCTTGGCTACATACAATGCCGTCCAATGAATGCCTCCATTCTCCTTTCCCGTCTCATCGCATACATCATCTTGTGAATTAAGTATATACCCTCTGTTATACTTCAACGGTTCCTCCAGCAACTCATTCTTAAAACAAATGCGCTCCAGAGGCAGGTTCATTTTATTCGCTAAATTAATAATCTCAAAGTTGCTTAACATATAATATTAACTGATATTTTAATCTATTAATATTATCTTAATTAAAGTGGTTCATATTTATATATCTACTTCACCGTCTAAAAAATGTTTTATTACTATTGCGAAAGCCAGCCCTGTTAGTGCTGCGAGTATTATCAGAAGGAGAACCTTAGACACGGCTTCCCGTTAAAACATCCACCTTCAAGGTCTGTCTGTAACTGATAAACACAATGAGGTCAATAGCCTTAGCGGATAAGTTGGTTCCTTGGATAGAAACGGACTTGGGGACAGAGCGCTCAATATCCAACATACGGCTGATATCAACATAATAGTAGTTGTAGGCAGTCTCAAAGTCCAACAGACCAACCAAACCAGAGCATAGACCATCGGTTTCTGTGCCATTGACTGAGTTTGCGCCTGCCAACTGTTCCACAAATTGCTGGTAAGAATACTTTTGAGTATTGTAAAGGGCATTCTGTCCTGATACCACAACTTGGAAGTTTTGTAACAAGCAAAGAGGAGAGGTGACACCAGTTCCGGCGGCATCAAAAGGAGAATACAAAGGATTGACTCCACCGTTGGCTGCCGTAGTAAAGAAAGGAAGAACAAGCACTTTGGAAATATTGCTGAGACCATTTGTGATAAGAGAGTTTATGTTTGAACCAGCTGGGATTGAAAGCACTTGGTATTGATATATGTCTTCATATTCAACCGTCTTAATTTGAGATGATAAGTAAGCAGACTCAAAGGAGGGAGCCATCACAAAGCTTGGCACGTTCAAAGTAATAGAACGTCCAAGAGGAGCATTGGTTACACCAGCAACAGCAGTCTGGCTGGAAACCAAAGGAGTCGCACCAACAGAAAGAGATACAGTGTAAGCAATAGCAGGAAAGCAAGCAACACTTCCATTTGCGGCGGCAGCGCTGGCAATCTGGATTGGAATTACACCACCTACATTGCTTGCGACCGAGTTGATGCTTAAGTTACCACCCGCACCAGCAGATGAGAAATTGACGGAGGAGTTATTCAATTGAAGTGTAATTTTTAAATACACTCCCTTTAACAAGGGCATCTTCTCAAACAAATGGTGAAGGTGTTTTAAGCGGACAATACCATTAATAGCCCACTGAACTACACCACGAGCTCCTGCGGCACCATTTACCTTGTTAAAAATATATGATTTCCAAGCAAGAGTAGAACTGGCTCCAGTAAGAAGAGTTGAAAAGGCAGCAGAAGCAGGAGCAGTCAAACCATCAGGGTCATAGTTAATGTATTGCTGGCGCTTGAAAAACCCAATGTTTCCAGAATTGTATGTGGAATGAACGCCTGTAACAACAGGAACAGTCACCGCATTTTGGGTAAAACAAGTTCCTACACCATTCACAGAAGCAGCAGCATTGAAAATGACTGACAAAGCATCATCAGGGTAAAAACCAATCTCTGAACCTTGAGTTAAGATGTCATTGTAGCTAAGAGTAGTCATCAATTTAAAAGTATTCCAAAGACCTTGGAAATTAGTTTGCTGGATGACAGTCACACCATTCCAGTCGCATTGTATGCTGTGGATGATAGAACCAAACCAATTCTTAAGACCACAAGCATAGTCGCAAGTAGTTCCGGCAGCAACAGGAAGAAAAGCATCACTATTCGCATCCGCAGTTAAGGTCATAACCATTGGGATTTGTAAGTAAGCACTGGGGTAATACATATATCGGTTGGAGTTAGAAAGCTGAGATGTATCAATAACACTGCTATTTCCGTTGTATTGTCCGTTCTGATTGTCAAGCAACGAAAGCCAATCCTTTCTAACCATTATAGAAGGAGCACCCTCGGTTTGTTGAGATAAATCATATATCAAAGCGTCACTCATTATGTAATAATCGGAGATAAAAAAATCGGGTTATTACAAATAAATCTTCTAAAGGTAGGCGCTTAAAGAGAGAACTTAATATTTTTTTGTTTTGGTTTGGATTGCTTAACCATCAACTGTTCCAACTTTTTATTAATACTCACCATCCCTGAACCATTGGTTGGCATTCCCATTCCCAACCCTTTTCCTGAATATGCGGAATCAATTCCCTCCGCCTCCTGAAGCCCTCCTAAACTTCCAAGCAAAAACGCACCTCCTGACATTCGTTTTATTGGAACCGCTTTTCCTCTTATTGAGCTCGCCTTATAATAGACCATATTAATAATACAGGATATTATTTTTTCAACTTGCGTAAAACATTCCTTAATCTCATCGCCGACGTTAATAACGAGTTCATCGCTGTCAATTGTTTCGTAATGGCGGACTGCTTCTCTGGGTCATCCGTCTTCTCCGTCATCAAAGACATTTGGGTTTTGGCTAAGGTTTCGCACAACGTATTTAAATACGCCTCATCAACAGTATTATTAAAGTTCATTTAAAATATGCCGATATTTTATTTTTTATTTTTAAGCGCGTTAGTATTTATATATATATACGCCAGCATTATTTGGAAGCAGGTGATTGGCGTTCGCGGATGGCTAAAATGATTGTCATATTGGGGTCAAGAATAACAACGGGTCCATTATCTGAACCTGTGAGCGTAATGCGTAGCTCAGCATATGTTCCTCCAATCATCTTGTTCCACGAGAACTCGGGTGGCTTCTCAATGATTTGTTCGCCAATGGCAACCGTGGGAGTGACACTATAAATGACACTGGATGGAGAGGCATACTTATTATCAATGTTGGAACTTGTTACGAGCAGAGTGGGATTGGGTTGAACTTGGGGAGTGATTGTGCTTGTGTATGAATCTGTATTGGGATATGCTGTGCCGAGGTCTCGCGCGGAAATAAATGTGTCCGCAAACCCAACAATTAAATTGAAATTAGCAGGGGTTGATACTTGGGGCTTAAATGTTTGTGCTGGAAATGCCACGGCAGCAGGGTTCGTCCATCCAACTGGTAAAGCAGTGGGGAACTGATATGTGTTGAGTTGAATCGCATAAATAGTAGGATTAACAATCCATTCAAAGAAATATACATTTTGTCCTGAGGCATTTACCAAGTAGTGACCGTTCTGTATCATAACATACTGGCAGTAGTAGTTTATGTCTCCGATTTCATAAAGACCATTTGGGATTGTGATGGTATATGTGGTTACAACGTTCCCAGCATCTTCCCACGTATAGGTGATAACGTTGTTCCTTAATGTGCTATTATTAATGTTTTGCCAACTGTAATACATTTGTAAGGAACTAACAGCAATCTCGTGGTTATTGAATAAAACGGAATTGGGAAACTTATATACGAGCACCGAGTTGTTGGTGCTGCTTACAATATTACGACTGGTTAATATAATGTTAGATGTCATATAGTATAAGCCTATAAAAAATTATATCATTTTAATCTTTTTTCTACACGGGGTTCCTTAATTATCGGTTTTACAGTTGGGGTAAATCCTAAAGCAGATGGCACTTCGCTCCCTCCAAAATAAAAGGGAGGTTGTTGTGATTGTGCTTGGACTCGCGACACTTTTACAGGGTCAAACATCATCGGATTATAACCTGAGTTCATTATAATATACACATAGATTTATTTCTGAAAAGCATGGAAATCTCATATTGCCCCCATCGTGCGTATTTATATAAATACTAATTGGGGCAGAATTGGGGCAAAAAGGGCAAATCTTGCCCGACTTTCAGGTTTTCCTCTATAGGGTTTCTCTTGCGAGGCTACAAATCCTATTTCTGGGCGAGATTTGCCCTTTCTGCCCCATTTCTGCCCTATTTTCTTACCTCTTTTTCCCTTTTTTCTCCCCACACAAAGAAAAGAATAACACACATATATATATACTCTACATAGCTATGCTTTAGCCAACAACAAGAAAAAAAACAAATATATATAACTATGAATTACTTACCTCCTATACGTATTTATATAAATACTTACTCTACCAACACTGCTTTCACACAAGTTCCGTCCTTATTTTTGAGAATTATGGGCGTGCGAATCTCTTTTTGTTTTTTTAGTTTGGAATACACATCATATAATTTATATGTTTGTTTTAATAATCTTACCCACAATGCTGTCATTTCCTTTTGTTTGCGTTCCATTTTTAATACATATTTATCGTAGTTACCAAATCTACTATACCATTTCATATATTTTTCCTTTGACATCTGGGTTTCTTTTTTTAAAGATTTACAATAATGTGACATCTCCGTCCAAGTATTGATTTTTTTAATAACATTTTCCGCATATTTTTTGTTACTTCTTGCTTTGTCACTTACATACTTCGGTTCTTGATAATAGCATAGTCTTGTTTCAGGCGGTTCATTTCCTTCATTATCTCCCCAATTTACTTCATATTTGTAGCAATAGTCATATATGAAATCCAACTCCGTTCTTTTTAATATTTCTTTTTTGGTTCCCATCCAACCAACAACCTCATCATTCATCTCTTTGACACGCTTTGTCAAGTATTCAATACGCACATTTCTCTGTTCCTGTTTCAACACATCGGCAAGGTAGTCCTTAACCAAATGGAGGCATAACTGGGGTAGAGCATTAATATTCATTTTGTCGCTTATCGCTTTTATAACTTTTTGTGACCGACTATGCTGAGAAAAAGTTTTCAATTTTTTACTTCTCGGGAAGCTTATAATGGATAGTTGGCTATAAATACTTCTCTTCTATATTTCTCTCCTTTGCCTTCTCTGTTAAACCAAGCATTTAACACCTTAAATGGTTTGATGTAAAAATGTTTGAATAGCTGTCTGATGTTTTGACTGTCGTTCAAGGTCATTAAAAACTTTCCTTTTATTCCTTTCAATACTTCTACCAAGCGACCCAAATCAAACTCTGTGTCTTCCGCATAGTTAAAACTGGTGTCTGTATTTTCATAAGGCGGGTCTATAAAAAAGAAAGTGTCCTTGCTGTCATATTTTTTAATTATTTTTTCATAATCCTTGTTCTCTATAGTAGCACGGTTCAGCTTTGATTTATACTCGTCAATATTTTTTATGGTGCTATACGGGTTATTTACTTTATACACTTGTTTAGATGTGTTCGCATAAACTCCATTAAATCCATTACAGGTCTTTATTTTTTCAAGCGTCAAAAGGTCTGCTTCACTTGTGGTGTGGTTATCAAAAAAGTATTTTGTTTTCTCCAGTGTATTCAAATCATCGCGATACTTGGTTAAATCCATCGGAGCCTTTTTTATCATTCGCATTCTCTGAACCGTGTCCTTATCCAAATCATTAATAACATTTTTCTCAGCAAGAGGCTTATTGAAAAACACAGCAGCAGACCCCATAAATGGTTCCACATATATTTTGTGGTCGTCTGGAATATGCTCTAATATTAAATCTACAATCGGATACTTATTGCCTTGCCTACAAAAAAAAGGCCTCAATTTGCCTCCCTCTATTATGTCTTCACCTGTAGCGTGCTCTAAAGATTTTGCTTTTTTTGAACGGATAGACGCCATATAAGCTTTCGCTTCTTCAGAACCTTTTAAAAACCGGGGCATTATATATAAAGAACACATTTTATTATTTTAAATAAAAGAGCAAATATATATAAATATGAACGCCGAAGGCAAAGTCACCAGTTATTAGATTTTTGCGAAAAGTCTCAGGGGATACCCTTTGACTATGAAATTATCGTCACAAACATATTTTTTTATAATTTTATTTGTGATGATAAATGGTAAGGACATTAAAGTCTAAAAAAATGGTCTTTAAAATATACGGGATAAGAACCCCATAGTTCTATTAGTTGGCGCTCCTCGGGCGTTTTTATTATAATCTTTGTTAGTAGCGCATATATTTTTGGATATATTTCGTTCCTTCTTTTTTGCTCTTTTAACATTTGGTTGCTCTCTGGTTGGTTTAACTGTTGAGTATAAGCTTCAATTTGTTGTCTAAGCTTCGCATCCCCCTCTGGGTCTTTTGCTACTCTTCTTATTGTGTCTGCTCCATATTCTCTTACCTTATTTACAAGCGAAGTAGGCAACTTCTTTTCCAATGGCTCCATGCGTTGCGGAGGAGGAGGAGCAGGAGGTGCGGCGGCTGGTCTGCTAAAACGAGAACCTTTCCCATTTATTTGCTTTTTATTTGAGTAATACTCAATCCAACGATTTGGCATTATAGACTATGATGAGATTTCTTTTTATTAAGGCGCCAATATAAATCCGAGCACACCCGCAATATACTGGGCCACATAGTCGTCATCATTTCCCCAGTCAGTATATGCCTGCCCTTCTAATTTAACCGTCTCAACCTTTTTGGGAGTATAATCAGAATAAATTACAACGCGGAATGTAGCAGATGTATTCGCTACAAGTTCTGTTACGTCATATGTAAATCCAGTAATCATTGTAACAGTCACCATTTCACTC